CTTCTATAGTACAGATGTTACAAGAGATGGGAGGGCGTACTCGCCAGGGACAGCCCAGACAGCCTCCAGAGGAGTCAGGTTCGCTACCTGGTTCGGAGCAGTTCTAGTGAATAGTGAGAAGCCAACAACAAGAATATCAAGGAGGAGTCCAATGCAATCTATTGACAACATGGACAACGCAGAGGTTGTAGCTCTGGTTGTCGTCAAACTTGCACAGGTCTACATGAGGATGACAGACCTACTTGTGAGAGTTACAGGTGTACGCGATTCTATCAATCTTACACAGAAGGCGTGTCAGAGGCATGAGGAGCTTGCTAGTGCACGTCAGAGTGTTTGGGAGGCTCACTGTGCATCTTTGGATGCCCTAAAGACTCTCCCAGGCTGGGAAGACTGGATGTTAGACGGACCGAACGAGAGGGTGTACTCTATTAAGGAAGCTAGTAAGGTTTAGCGTTGCCTTTGATAACAGGTCCTAGTCTAGATGCTCTGGCTAAGGAGCTAACTGCCTGGTACATCGAAACCAGGGAGTTCCTTATTCAGGCTCTAGAGGAAGGCTATCCTTATGGTAGCATCCCTCTAACACCTAGAGAACAGGTAGAACGTTTTATGTCCATGACTCAAGAGGACTGGCAAGGCCTAGTGGAGAAGCTGGTAGATAGGCACCGAGGCAAGCCTGATGCTGAGGCTCTAGCTCGTAAGGACTTAGAGGACTTCACAGCCAAGATGAACCGTATGGCCTTCACAAGGAGAGCGGTGTAATGACTCAACAGGCTGTCCAATACTGGACTAACAACCTGGGCTCAGAGATGTGGGTGTTTGATACAGGTAGCCTGCCGTCCTGGAGGGACCTACAGACTGGCGAGTATTCCAATACTAAGCCCTCTGAGGTGGACAGGACGTTTAACCCTTCCGGTCCCTACACCGAGAGCGATGCTAGTCTGTTCCCTTTTGCTAGCCAGTACATTTCAGGGTTTCCTAGCGCGACTGGTGCAAGAGCTGCCGGGCCTCCGCCTGCCCCATCGGTACCCAGCACCCGTCCTCTAGGTGTTGACCCTGCGTTTAGGTCGTTCGTAGGCACAGGAGACCAGGCAGGTCCCTCAGGTATAGGTGAAGTCCCTACTCTCAATCCTGACGACTTCTACTGGAAGTGGGATGACGCCTCAGGGGCAATGATTCCTGCCAAGAAAGGTGAATCGGGGGCCACCTTCAGCAGTACGTGGTGGGCTCAGGCCAACGAGTCCAGACGAGACGCTGAGGGTGGAGGGGCTCCTGGAGGTCGAACAGGACCAAGTGCAGCCGAACTGGCCATTCAACGCTCCCAAGTGCAAGCTCAGAACCTCGCCACCTTCATCAGTGGCACCATAGCCGAGCTGGAGACTGAGATAGATGCCAAGCGCCTTAGCACTGAACAGGCACTAGGTGAGTTCAACCGACGCCTGGACGCCTTTGCTGAGGCTGGTGGCCAGTTCCAGGGCATCCAACCCTTTACCATCCCTATAGGGGCTGAGTACATCCCAGGGTTCGGGCCTGGGGAAGTAGGCGAAGAGCTAGGTATCACGCCTGAGAAGGCGGAGGTAGTCCAGTTTGACCCGTTTGGCATGGCCGCTGATATAGTGGCAGAGACACCTGTACTAACTGATATAGGAGTGCCCTCCGGCGATGCCCTGTCAGAGGCCGTTGAGTTGGCTAGAGGATTCTTAGGAGGCTAGTATGGCTGAATTAGTTTACCAGACCTGGGAGAGGATAACTGGCAGGCCCTGGTCCGATGCTGCCAAAGGTGGCTTCACCACTGGTAGTTATGCTGACAACATTGCCTTACAGCAGAAACTATTGGGTGGGTGGAACCCCTTTGCGCCTGCGACCAAACCTAAGGCTGCTCCTAAGGCTGCTGCGGTTACGCCTAAGGTTCCATCCCCTGGTCCTGTCCCTGTTGCTCCTGGTATAACAGCAAAACAGTGGGCAGCGATGCTGACCGAGCAGGTGAGAGCCGCTAAGGCTCAAGAGCTGCTTCTGAGCCAGTCACAGGCAGATGCTCGTAGTCTCCAGGAAGCCCAGCTAGGGGCCAACCCTGCTGACTTCGTGGCCTATGAACTCTACAAGAGGTCATTGCAAGAGCAAGGCTTCGCAACTGAAAGTGCCGCTAGGTCCGACCTTGAGATTCAGGACATCTTTAGTCTAGCCTTAGGACTAGAGAGTGGGGAGAACCTAGGCTTAGGACAGTTTGGGGTGGAGCTGCCTACTACAGGCTCCATTAGCAGGTCTGAACTACAGGGCTTCAATCCCACAGATATAGGCATCCTGTCCAGCTTTCTCAGAGGTGGGGTTGAGACTGGAGAGGATGAGTTCCAAGGCATCAATCCTGAGGACTTTTTCACGGAGCTAGAGGAAGGGTTAATACCTGTGTTACCACAACAGCGAACGCAGTTTAAGTTCTAAAGGAGGACCCAATGTCACAGCATCCTACAGAAGAAATACTGAACATCACCAGGAAGTTCCTGGGAGGGGAGTTAGGTACACCAGGAGTCGCTCCTGAAAGTCAGCAAGTTGGAGGGAGACAACTACCTAGACAGGCGGCTCCTGTCGCTGGCCGGAGAGCCTTTGGACAGCAGGGGGCTCGGCAGCGTAGAGGGGGCGACCTAGCTGAACCCCTTGTGGGTAGAGTCCCTAGTATACCTGTCTCTCCTCCAGAGGGTGCTTCCCTATCCGACAGTTTCTTTAACCTGCCTGGACCGGTAGGCTTTGCTCAGACGCCCCAGGGTCAGGCAATCTTACAGCGCATACTCAGTGGTGTAGGCCGTAGAGGACTGAGGTAGTCTCTGTGGCTGAACTCTGGGAGTTTGAGAGCAGGACCGGACGCAGGCAGCGTCTAGGCCGAGACTTTACACGGCAGGCGCAGTCCTCTGGCTTCCAGAAAATGATACGTGACTCCTTAATCTCCCGTGGCCTAGACCCCGACATCATGGGAGGTCTGGCTGCTCCTCCAGCAGTTACTAAGCCTATAGACCGTGACACTATACGACAGGTGGTGCCTGAGTCTAATGTACGCTCCACGGAGAGGTCTCTACGGACTAGTACCAGGACTCCTCCTATCCTACCAGCAGAGCCTCCTAAGCCTTCTGGAGGCTTCCTGAAACGTGCTCTTGGAGGGGTTACTGACATTGCAGGAGACGTAGCATCAGTCCTGCCTGTCAAAGAGGTCCTGTCCATCCTAGACGTGCTAGACATACCCAGGCGAGAAGTAGGCAAGCCCGTAGCTAGAGCCCTGCTGGAGCCTCTGGCCCTGGCTGTGGATGCTGCCGATGCCATCTCTCCTGAGGGACTCTCTGCTTTGCCGCGTATCCTCCCTACAGGTGGCCAGATACGCGGGGCTACCTCAGTTGAGATACTGTCCTTCATCACTGACCCTCTTAATCTAGCTTTCTTCGCTGGCCCTGTTGTCAAGGCTGCTAAGGCGTCCGCTCTAGGTGCGAAGCTGTCCCTCAAGGAAAGTCAGCTTCTACGCAAGGCTGTGCCTAGAGCCAGGGCACTCTTGGCTGAGGAAGCCGGAGGACGAGCACCTATGGGAGAGGCCAGACGGACGTTGATGGACCGAATAGACAGGCTGAACACGGAGCTTGACAATATCAGGCGTCCTGATAAGACTAAGCCTCTAGTGAGGAAGCTCACAGACTTGTCTCCAAAGGAGGCGAAGAGGGTTAGAGACATTACTGAGGAGTTGGATGCGGCAACTGGGCGTTTTGAGATTCTTAGGGCCAAAGAGGAAGGTATTCTACCTATCCTTCCTGGTGAGAGGATAGCTGCAAAGGAAACGGCTGCCGGTGGCCCATTACGTGGTGGGCTAGGCCACGCTGACTTACCAAAGGCTCCTAACGTAGTGGATGCGCCGCAGTCTGGTTTCCACGGCACGGGGGCGAAGTTTCAGGCTTTTGACGAAGGTGCTCTCGACAGCACCGCATTATATGGTCCTGGTGTCTACATGACCGATGATGTGTCGATTGCGACCAGTTACGCGACTCGGCGGGCCAAGCAGGTTAGTGGAGCGTCTCCTACAGTCCAGACCGTCACCCCCCGGCCAGGGTTGAGGCTCCTGAACATGGAGCGACCCTTGCCTGACGAGGCGATTTCCGTCCTGGACGACCTTGCCAAAGACCCTGGCGACATCGGTGGTGTTTTTGAGGAAGCTGCCGAACTAGCGCGGACTGGAGTTACGGGCAAGCAAGTCAACCTGAAAATTCAACGAGGAATCCAAGACCTGGGAGACGTAACGGCCTCTGAGGCTGGAGAGGTCTTAGAGGGTCTGAACCTTGCATTGAAGAGTGCTGGATTCGATGGCCTTACTCATATAGGTGGAATTAAGGGTGGCAGAGCACATAGGGTGTCGGTGCTATTCGACCCTGCTGATGCCACTCTAAGTGCGGAGGGAAGGATTCCTCTCGGTCCTGGTGCTGATGTGCGCATCTCTAGTGCAGCGGAGGGACCTGCTGCTCCTAAAGTATTAAAGAGCGCCGTTCCGGTCAAGGAGTCCTCCGATATCAAGGCCCTCCGCGGTAAGGTTGCTGGCGAGGGCCGTAACCCTCCACCTCCTCCACCACCTCGTCTCCCTGGTGAGCCGGCTGGTCTTCTCCCTGGAGGACAGTCTCCTAGCATGAGCCTCTGGCGCACCATTGAGTCCGGCCTGTTCCTCTCTCCTCGCGCTGGTGATATGATGCGTAAGTACGCTGAGGTCATAGGTGACGCTCCTGCTATCAAACTCTTCTTCAAGACCCTGGCCGGTCCTGCCGCTCTAGCTCGTCTCATACCTGAGATTCGAGCAGGTGTAGTCTATCGTCGTCTCCAGGGCGTGATGGAAGCAGAGCTAGGCCAACGTCTGGTAGGTCAAGAGGAAGCCTTTCACGCAGCCTTCACTATAGGCCGAGATACTAGCAAAGTAGTTTGGCAGGGCAAGGAGGCAGCCTTCGGAGACGTAGCCACCAACATCCTCAAGGGTCCTCGCATCGGTGCCAAGCATGGCAAGTTCGCTGCTACTCCTGCCCAACGCGAATGGGTCCTTACACAGAAGGCCCTCATGGATGACCTGGCCCTCCAGTATGAACATATTAGTGGCGAGCAACTACGCCTCTTAGGTGACGACTACTGGCCCCGCTTTGTGCAAGGCGATGATGGCCGAGTCACAATCAAAGGCCGTGTAGGTGCCAAACAGTCACCTGTCAAGGACCGCAAGTTTGCTGAGATGGAGGATGCCATCAATAGGGGCGTCTCGTATGCCTCTCCTGTAGAGACTGTCCAGCTCTACGGTCGTGCCCTACAAAAGATGATGCGTGACAAGATGCTTATAAAGGTCATTAAAGAGGACCAGATAGGCCGACCTGTCATGCAGCAGCTTGGACAGGAGATCAAGGCCCTCAAGTCTCAAATCAAGGCCGCTAAGCCTATCACTGTAGAGGCTGCTAATGAACTTCAAGTGCTCCGCAACAAGGTAAGCAACCTACAAGCCATCCGTGCCGCTAAGAGACGTTCCTTAATCCCTGCCAAGCAAGTCCTGGGTCCTGGCTTTGGCAAGGAACTACTAGAGCCTGACGCTGCCAAGGTGATGCAAGACATCATAGGCCCTGGCTTAGGTGGCAAAGTGGGTAAGGGGCTGAGAGGTGCCACCTGGCTAGCTTCTATTCCTAGGTTCGTTGTCACGGGTATGATGGATGTAGGTCAGTTCTTCATTCAGGGGGCCACACTCCTAGCCACTGACCCTGCAAGTTGGGGGCGAGTGGTAGGTCACTCCCTTGTCTCACTTTACTCGCCTGAGCACTGGTCACGGTTCCTCAAAACCAGTCCTGAGGCTATTGAGGCTGCCAAGTACGGTATAGGCAGGGGAGGCATTGAGTTCCTAGAGATAACCAAACGCTCTGCTGCTCTAGGTCGTGTGCCTGGTGCCGGCGTCATCAAGGCTGTCCTGGGCGCTGCACCTCGCTCCTTTGAGACCTTCATAGAGGGTAGCCGTATCTTTAACTACTCTAGCCTAGCCAGAATACAGCGAGGTGCGGTTGGTAAGGCTCCTGTGGGTCTTCTGCCTACTACAGGTAAGGCCGCTGCCGGTATCTCAGCAGGTGAACTGGAAGGTGAACTCTTCCGTATCGCAGGCTACGTCAAGACTAAGCTAGGCACCACTGATCTGATGGGTCTAGGCCTGTCTACCACTCAGCGCCAGGTAGAGTCAGCCTTCTTGCTCTACTCTCCACGCTATACTCGTTCCGTCTTTGGTATGCTAGGTTGGGCCATGAGCAATGGTGTACCTGCTAGAGATGCCCAGCGAGCCCTAGGCACTATGCTATTCGGAGGTCTGTCAGCCTTCTATGGCTTTGCTCGCGCCACAGGTATGTCCCATGATGAGGCCATAGAGCGCGTCAATCCTATGTCTGGTGGCAAGTTCCTTTCCCTCCCAATGGGGGGCAACGAGTATGGCTTTGGCAGCTCCTATAGGGCCACTCTAGGCTTCCTGGGCCAGCTTATTAGAGAGGACAACTTGGACCTAAGTACCTGGGCCTCTACTGACAATCCCATCTTCAAGTACCTGCGTTCTCGTACGGCTCCTACTACAGGTACACTCGTAGACTTCATCGAGGGTGAGGACTTCCTAGGTAAAGAGGTGGACCTCAATGCCTTCATAGATGACCCTGGTAGGATATTGGACTATGCCACAGGTAAGTTCCTTCCTCTGAACCTGGAGGCTCTGTTGGAGGCTAGAGGCCCACTAGAGCAGAGGATGTTGGCAAGCCTAACTGAAACAGTCGGCGGTCGCAGCTTCCCCAGGTCAGCCTTCTCTATCTTCCAGGAGGCCCAAGAGTCAGTCTTCCAGGAGAAGCGAGCCTTAGGTGAGAAACCCTATGTTGACTTCGACAACTTTGAGGATCTAAAGGAGTCCAACGCACCTGCCACCGCAGTCATTAACACTGACCCTAGAGTGCAGCAGGCACAGGAACGTCTGGAGCATGAGAGTAGGTTCAGGGTCAAGACTAAGGAAGCTATAGGCTTCAAGAAGTTGGAGGAGACTAGAGACGAGCAGGAGCAGCTCCAGCTAGAGGATGATGTAGCCTTCAACAATGATGAGCTGGATGTCTCCATCTGGAAGGACAACTTCCGAGGCCGTCAAGCGGAGTTCTTTGCTAGGCGTGACCAGATTGTTCTTGACTTCGGCCTTAAGTTTGGCACCGATAAGCAAGGTGTTAATGTGGCCATAGACGCCTACTTTAGTGTGGAGGGTGAGGACTATAAAAACCCACTAACGGGTGGCATAGACTGGGACAGGTTCTTTGCTGCCAGAGATGACACGCTAGATGGTCTGTCTCCTGTCAACCGCAAGCTGGTCCGTGAGTACCTGCGCCGCTATGACACACCTACAGTTAGGGAGTTTAGAAAGGCCCAATCAGACCTAGACGAATACTGGGCCATTGAGGACCTGGTATGGAGTCGTCTGAGGGAGAACGCGGAGTTCCGTCCTTTCCTAAACCTCAACGATTATCTGGCCTCCAAGCTACAATCACTCCTTGATTCAGGAGTACCTCAAGATGAGGCCTCACGTACTCTATCCAGACTACCTGTAGTTAGCCGAGTAACCTCTATGACAGCGAGGCTGCGTAACCGCTACCGGCTGACTCATCCTTCTGCCGACACACTCCTAGGAAAGTGGTATGGGCTATCACCGGCCAAGCCTCAAGGAACATCTGCTAGACCTGGCCTGACCGGTAGAGCTGCAAGGTAGCATGGTCACCTTTGCAAGGGTCAGGAGGGATGCTCTGCCAGAAGACCTGCCTCTCAACACCTCCTGCAAGCACTACAATGAATGTGGTTGTGAGGTAGCCTCTTGCTGTTTCGACTGTCCTTTACCTGTCTGCAAATACGAGTTTACTAATGGTATGCAGTCGGTACGTGGTATACTACAGAGCCTAAGGATAGTACACTTCCTAGATGAAGGACGCTCCGTAGACTGGGTTATCCAGGTCATGGGAGTTAGTAGGAGGACGGTCTACCGAGCGCAGAAATCTCAAAATAGTGTCATAGCGTCATTGACTAGATAGCGTCAGACGTGCTACGATCACTATAGCAGCTCAGATCATATCTGGGAGTAGGGAGCATCATGGCAGAAGATAAGCCCGACGCAGCTCAAGCCGCAGCGGATGCCGAGCTAACACAGTTAGCCGCATCCATTGTAGGCGAAGAGGTGCCCGCTATAATTGAAGGTAAGGATTCCGTTTCACCTCAAGACAAGCCTACCTCTGAGGGGGAGAAGCCTGCACCAAAGGACGGTGAGACTCCTACCTCTAAGGGGGAGAAGCCTGAAGGTGAAGGGGGAGAGAAACCTAAGGAAGGTGGAGACGGTGGTGGGCAGGAGGACCCGCTCAAGGACCTCGCAACAGATAAGGGGGCCTTGAAGGTACTTCTCGAACATCCCGACTTAGGACCTATCCTGAACCGTTGGGCTGACAATCTGGCAATAGCCCAAGTCTCCTCGGCCCTAGAGCGTGAGCGCCCGACCATAGAGGCTGATACCAAGAGGTCAGAGGCGGAGCGCGTCGAGGATGAGCACTTCTCAAGTATGACTCCTGAACAGGTGTCTGAGGAGATAAGTGGCGACGAGGGCAAGGCTACTGCCTATGCCAGATACCAACAACGCAAGCAGGCCGGTGGGGCGCCTAACGCTGAGGCGATAGCACAGACCGCTCAACTCTATGCCTACACTTCCGAGGTGGCCGCGGTCAGGGGTATGCTAGAGGGCTCAGAACTTACAGACGAGGTAAAGGAAAGCCTGAAGCCTGAGCACTTTACGCATCTCAAGACCGAGGGTATCAAGGAATGGAAGAAGGCCGTGTTCCAGGCTATTGTCACCCATGAGGCCGCAGGTATGGCCGAGAAACTTAAGGAAGATGGGTGGGAAGCCTACAAAGAGGAGCACCTAGCCGAGGTAGATGGTGAGAGGCCGGCTCTCGTCTCAGGGCGCAGGGAAGGACCTACTCCTGACCTGATTAAGACCGATAGTGGTGTCCTGCTGGAAGGCGCTCTTAGTGGAAAATCAAAGAAAGGAAAGTAGATGGCTGACATAACCATGCTTGAAGCGGCAAAGCACAGCCAGGACGAGCTAGAGAGGTCAGTGGCGAAAATCATCGTCGAGGCTTCTCCTGTCCTGGAGTATCTGCCGCAGAAGACAATCAACGGCCCAGCCTTCCGTTACCACCGTGAGGCATCTCTGGGCACTATCAACTTCCGTGGTGTAGGCGGGTCATACACACCTGATGCAGGTGTTATCAATCCGTTGTTCGAGGCTCTAGTCATCATGGGTGGTGAGGTCAAGGTGGACAACTTCGAGGTCGAAGTGATGTCTAACCTACTCAACCTCAAGGCTGAGAAGTACCGGATGAAGGCTCGCCAGGCAGGCATCAAGTTCTCAGAGACCTTCTTTGAGGGCGACACCGCTGTAGATGCGTTCTCCTTTGATGGTCTACGCAAGCGCCTGACTGGCAATCAGAAGATTGACCAGGGCTCCTTGAACGGTGCAACTCTCACCCTTGCCAAGATAGATGAGCTCCTAGATGCTGTCCTTGGTGATGGTGGGGACAAGGTGCTCTGGATGTCTCCGACCATGAGGCGCAAGGTGACCACTCTGGTCAGGGCTGTCAGTGGCTCCGGTCTCATCAACTTCACCCAGGATGCCTTTGGTAAGCAACAGATGGCCTATGCCGGTACTCCAATCCGTATCGTGCGCCGTGAGGATGATGGTACGTCCTTCTTCCTCTACGACGAGGACCCTGGTGATGGTGCTTCGGACACCGCCAGTATCTACTGCACTAGGTTTGGGACTGACTACCTTCACGGTATCCAAAGCAAGTCCCTTCCCACTGTCAAGGACTTTGGGGAGGTCGAGGCCGGTCCCTACCACTTGGGCCGAATCGAGTGGTACACCGGCATGGTCCTAAAGCATCCCCGTGCAGCTGGAAGGCTGTTCGGTATACTCAACCAGTAGAGGAGGTAGTGATGGCAGATTTACCGCCTGATGTCTACGAGAGGGGCGGCCAGCTCTTTCGGGATGTTGTCCGAACCTCAGCCGAGGGTGCAGAGTGGACACAACATAGGCCAGTGGCTCTCACTCTAGCCGAAGCCAAGATGAGGCACTGGGACTGGTTTCACCCTATATTCGGTTGGATACTAGAAGGCTACAAGCTGGAGAAGGACCGAGACACCAAGGACATCCTGGCTGACAGTTCTGAGGTGGTAATCGCCACACCTGAAAGGCAAGAGCAACTAGCTGAAACAGAAGGAGCGTAGGACATGGTACGTGACGTTAATCTACAACTAATATCAGGTGCTACCGCTATGGCGGGTACTGGCGCCAAGGGTTCAGTAGTGGACTCCGAAGGGGGCTTCTATGCCCTTGTGAGTATGCTGCTAGGAACCTGCACAGGAACAACTGTGGCCGTCTCTGTGGCGGTGGAGGCCTCCATTGACGGTGGTTCAAACTACTTCCACATTGGACAGTTCCCCATCCTGGATGAGGGTGACGACGACATTGAGATTTCCAGGGTAGTCTGGGTTCCCAAGCCTAACAGCAGCAACACTACAACTAAGGTTCGGCTGAACACAGTGGTCTCCAGTGGCACTACCCCTGTAGTCCCTGTCAACCAAGCCTTCCTTGAGCCTCTCGTTTCCCTGGCTGGCCCAGG